TAGATCCTTCTCATCAATAAAACACACCTTCTGACCATGATACCCATCAGCATACACCATTTCAGGTTGATAGGACCACACCTCCGAGTCAAGATCCTGCTTAATACGAAGTCTCTCCTCCTCGCTATCTGTAACCATCATCAAAAGCGCCGCAACAAGCGGTCTCAACTCTCGAGTCTTACCGATCTGACTAGCCCCAGCAAGTGAAACCATAACCGGAGCCTGTCGCATCTTGTGGAGCCCAACACCCTCAGATTGCAAGGCAACACGAATGCGTGACAACTCATTAGACAACGGTCGCACAACGGCAAAAACACCAGAGGCACTGCGATCATTCCTAAACTGGGAGAGAATCTCGTATGCTTTATTTTCTAGCATTATAACTCTATCAACAAGAGCATTGTCGTGCAACATCTTGTGTTGACCAAATTCAATCACGAACTTCCTAGTATCGGAAACCCACTCATCGACCCTAGCAACATTGGTTCTAAACACAGATAAGCTGTCAAAACCAGCCTTGATGCAAATAAAATCAAATATCCTCTGAAGAACCTTTCCAACAAAGGGCACAATAGAGTCAGCATCCCTGACTATGCGACCTGCGTCAGTAACAGTTTTAGCGATATTTCTCCTATCCCCAGTAAGTTGGGGAAAGAGGGTACACAATAAAAGGCCGGTAGTCACATCAGTGACCAATCCAGGATCAAGCGCTTGTGGTACCACCTGATCTAAACCAAACTGTGTTATAGTATCATCACCCTCTGGGGCCTTGAAATATTCCAAGACCCTATCAACCAGAATCTTAGCCTTGTCGTAATTCAGCCAAGACCAGGCCATACCCAACATAGTCAAGATAAAAAGAAGCTTCACTCTAGAAACTCCCTTTATCAAACAATATACAACGATGGAAACCGTTATTACAGCCAAAACCATTTCACCATACGCTTCAACTGAAGAGGCGATAAAGCTCTTAAGTACACACGATAACTGATCGAGTGCGCCAGCAGCTACCGCTTTACCGACTCTCTGAATAACACGATCAGCGGTATCAGCGGCCTCTGTGAGTCCCGTAGGACTATCAATAAATCGCTCACCAATGTTTAGCAGGCGATCCGTCACCTCTGTTAAAACGGCAAATTGCTCGGGATCCATCTTAATGTCCCCCAACAACCTACCGAACATTTGTGGTTGGATGGTGGTGTCATCCATATTTACAAAGTTCACC